CGACAATAGCGAAGAAGACAAGGCATCTTGTTTAACTAACGACAAGAGAGAGCCAATAGTCGTTGATGGCGATGAAAGTAATGCATATCTTCCCAGATTTATTTTAATGCCAGCTACAAGTGGATCCATCTCTGTTGCAAATCCCCAATGTAATTCATGGTATGTTGGAACAGTTATATTGGCAGGGTTACCACCAGAGAAAGAAGGATCTAGTTCAACCTCAAGCATATAGCTATGTGAGGTCATTAAAGTATCAGCAGATAATGTTGTAGATAATGATCTTAAATTAACTGCAAAGGCTGCTGATCTTGCAGGTCTTGTTGCGTTTAAGCCCCATATAGAATTCTGTGCGCCTGCATCAACATTGCCTTTCATCTCTAGCTTGCCTGAAGCAATTCTTATTTTTCCAGTTGCACCTAATCCTGCAACCATATCAAAGAACTTCCATGTTGCAGTTGTTGCTTTGCCGATTGTAGGAACCACTGTATAATCACCATCAGCAGTAAAGCTTCTATCTGCCATCTGTGAGAAATCCCACTGGGCTAGAAGCTCGCCTTTGGTTGTTAAAGTTGCTGAAGAAGGGGAAGAGCCTGATGATACATATGTAGGGAATGCATTAGCATTCTTTGATGACGTTAAAGTATCGCCCTGAAATGCATCTGCATTCGAGCTACTTGGTGTAGGCATAGCTCCCTCCTTACTCTACGGTTACTATTTCAATTCTCTTTACGTTACAGGTTGATCCGACTACGTTTGTCTTGAAGAACAAATATAGAATACCATCAGCAACATCAGATGTTGCGTGCCAGTATGGAACATCAAGCTTGTAAGTAACGTTTCCTTCGGTAGCTGTTGTTACACCTAGTGATAAAGTTGCAGTTGTATCGCCAATAACTGGCTGATCACCTGCTGCATCTCTGCATAGCCTTACAGTAATACCTGTTGGTGCTCCTGCAATTGTATCAACATGAAGGTAAAGAGCTCCTAGCTTTGTGCCTTTGTATGGAACTGGAACACCGCTCCATATGTCAAGCTGATGCCTGCGTGCTGTTGCGAAAGAATCGCTGCAAGCGATTGTTAAGCCTGTATGAATATTTGAATTTACGTATGATCCTACCTTAGCCATGTCTACTCCTTCTTACTCAGACCGCTTGATGCACCCTGAGCTGGCATTAAAATAAATCTGGGAAGATATGCATTGCTTTCATCGCCATCAACGACTATTGGCTCTCTCTTGTCGTTAGTTAAACAAGATGCCTTGTCTTCTTTGCTATTGTCGTTTTTATCTTTAGACTTTGTTTTTTGCATATCTGCCTCATCAATGTAAAATATGTTATCTAGAAATTACAGGAGCGAGTGGTGTCTCTGTTGCCACTCGCTCCCAACCTCCCACTATTTAAGGATTAGTTATCTCTTTGTATCGTATGTATTTTTCTTAAGCTCTTCAGCAACAACCCTCTTATTAAGCTCAATTCTATCTTGGATAGTTACAGCTTCAATTGGAGTTACAACACCGCCAGAATACATCATATTCATCAAAGTTCCTGAACCTTCACCACCAAGTCTAAAATCTCTTAGATCAGATTCAGAAGAACTTCCAGCTATCTCTTCAAATAAAGGAGCATAATCGCCAAGGTTTCTATCAAGACCTACATATAGAAGAGCCTGCTGAATAGCAAACCAATTTCTAACTGAAGCATCATCACCTTTCTTGATACGCCACTGTCTTCCTTGGTAGGTACCTCTTCCTGGGACTTCTTCATTTGCAGGTACAACTTCAACAGTAACTAATGACTGGAATGTTGACCAAGCTTGAGGACTTTGCTGCATGTACCACATCAATCTTGGATCTAGATAATAACCAAGTTCCTTTGCGTCTCTTCTAGGATCAATACCAAATGATAAGCCTATTGCAGTCTGAACCGCTGGTGTTGCATTCTTTGCGTAAGCCAAGAGTGGAACAGTATAAGCAGAAGTTAATGAATCCTTAAAATCTTTCTTATCATTGACGATAAGTGGAACTACTGACATGTAATCTAGCAATTCAGCAGTAGCAGATAAAGCAGGAATACCAGGACCATATAGTGCAAACCTCTGCTTATTCTCAGCATCATCAACCAAGTGAATGAATGGTCTCAATGCTGCATAATCTTGGGTTGCAATATTGTTGTCACGATCCATCTCTAGAACAAAGTTATTTGCTAGATAAGTATTTCTTAATCTTGATGGATTTGTCATTGCAGCTTTTAGAACTGAACGATAGCTGTTTCTTCTAAATGTCCAGAACCAGAATGCTCTATTCATAACCTTCTTTTCAAAGTCAGATAGATTACCATAGTCAAATAGTGACTCTCTTGCAAGCTGTAATGCTTGCTCTTCAGATAGTCCTTCTTCTAGTGCCTTTCTTAAAACACCAGCTCTATACATTGTATCTGTATTAGCAGCCCATTCTGAGAAGATATTCATTCCTCTCTTGCCACCAGCTAAAGGCATACCGTAAGCTTCAACAATAAGTTGTTTTACTTGGCTGGTTGGTATATTGTTCAAGCCCTTTACATCTGCTTTCAAAAGCTCAGACTGTCTTACACCAGCATAAGATGTTACGTCTTCAACAACCTTTTTGGTTAGCTCTGCTGATGCTTCTGATCTTGCAACACCACCATCTGTGATCATTCTTGCTATATCATAATTTGTGTAAACCTTTCCTGCTGGTGTTGTTACAACAACCTCTGGTTTAACTTTTCCACCGCCTAGTCTTACGTCTAGAGGCGCAGCAAATATTGGCGTAGCTCCTGGAGTATCCATACCTAACAAAGCTTTCATGACTGAGTTTGTCTTAAGATCAAACATTGATCCTGTCTTTAAACTTTCTAGAGCATACTTACCACCTAACTGCATGTATATAATTGCTGGTGCAGTTATATAGTTTGTTGTTAGGTATCTAAAGTTTGGAAGAATTTGACCACCAAGAACACCACCCTTTGCATAAGCAGCCATTCTTGAATCGTTAAACCCAGCTTCTAAAGTACCAAAGATGTCTGCTGCTATATTTGTTAGCCTCTTCATTGGACCAATCTTCTTGTCAGCAATACCTCTTAATGATGTTGTAGCATCAAGACCTTGCTCTACTGCTTCCTTTAGATCCTTGGAGAATTCAGTTCCAGGTGGAAGTTTTCTAACATCTGAAGAAATCTTTAGATCTTCCATGGTCTTTGTGAATTCATCAATACCACCTCTTCTTCTTAGAGCACCCTTGATTGCAGCAGTCTCTCCAAAGATAAGTGGAATGGTTTGTGTTTGCTCCAAAGCACCTCTAGTTAGAACTGCCATATTGTTAGAAGCAGCATTTCTAATTGAGGTTTTTAGTGTATCGTAGAATAGCGGAGTTGTCTCGGCTCTTAGTCTTGGATAAATGGAATGAATGTAATCGTTAGAATTTGATATAGTGGCATGATATGGATAAGCATCTTTAGATAAGAATAGATCTTCGTAAATCATATCAAATGTTTGCTTTAGATCTTTCTTGTTCTTGCCCATAGCTTTTGCAACCTTATCTAAGCTGCTTTGTTTTGATTCTTTAGCAACATTAAAAAATCTATTTGCTTGCTGTTCTGAAGCAGATAACCTTGTCAAGCTATCTTCAACTAGCGCGATATATAGCTTTCTAGTTAGATCCTTATCTTGCAATGCTATCTTTGCAATGCTAGTTGCAGCCTCTGCGTATTGATTAGCCATACCTTCATAGTGCTCTTTTAAGATATCAGCATCTGATAGCCAAGCAGCACGACTAGGTCTTGCTTGCTTATAATCAGCTATAATCTGTGCTTTATCTTGAGCAGAAAAGCCAACCTTTCCTTCTAAAACTCTATTGTAAAACTTTGCAGCAAATAATTCTTCAGGAGCTGTCAAGATAGCATCAGCATATCTAGATGCGTTAATGTTTATACCTTCTGAGCTTGGGAATAGTTCAGGATAAATTTTCTCCCAGTCTTTATAAACTTCAGATATAATTGCTGATTGCCTTCTTGTCATGTACTGAGATGAAAGAAGTTCTAGGTGGTTATCAACAAAGAACATTGGTGCTGTTTCACCACCATAGTTCCACATCTCAAAGATACCTCTTTCACCTTGGAATGCTCTTTCAGTCTTATAAACTGTTCCTGTTCCTTTCTTTAGGATTCCATATTTGTCGGCAGCAACGGCTGCCTTATGGTATTCCTCAAGTGCTTTTTCGCTTCCAACAAAAGTCTTTAGTGATTTACCCTGTGTTAAGGCATGTGCATTTCTTAGAACAACAAGAGCTTCGTCGTTCCTTCCTGCTGCAACTAAAGCTACGAATTCTTCTTTCAAGCTTTTTATCATTGGATTCTGTGAAGCAACAAATACTAACTGCCTCATCTCAAAAGGAGCAATCAACATGTTATCTAAGAACTGTGATCTTCCAGTTGTGTTGATGGCTTCGATCATGCTTTCGTATCCACCGAAAATCATAGCCATGTAATCATCAAACATCTGCTGTGAGTTTCCTTTGAATATCTCAGCAGCTTCGTCCATTCTTCCCTCTAGCTTTAGTCTGTCCATAATATCTATGGCTTGTCTATTGTAGTTATCAACAAGAGTCTTTGACCAAGCTTCAGGAGCAGTTAATCCAGATGCTCTGTTGTTTTTATAAATGCTTCTAAAGTCATCTGGGATAGAACCAAATCTTTGTCCAACTGCATCTGTGAATTCAGTTGATAGCAATGAATAACTTTGTGGTGCAGATCCTTCGATAGCTTTCTTTGCAGAGCCAGTTAGTACAGATTCAAATGTTCCACCTGCAACTTCCTTTGGAGTTAATACCTTCTGGTAATATTGCTCTTTGGTTATTCTTTCTGCTGCGGTTGGAACATATTTCTCACCACCCTTAGCTGCTGTTGATACAGCCTGAAGATCCTTGTTTACGTCAAATATGTTCTTATAACCTGCCTTTGTTGAAGCATAAGCATCCAAAGCTTTTTCGACAAAACCATTCCAATCAGATACCTGCAGTTTAAAACCTGTTGGTGTCTGTATGAAAAGTTTATTTATGTCATTAACAACATCTGTTGCTTGAGCACCAATCAATGGTGTTGTACCTAGAAGGTCATTTATCTTTTGAACTTCTTCAAGTGTAACAGGAACGAATGCTTCGCCTTTACTTGCAGCTTCATAGATCCTTGATTTTATTGCACCAATTGGTGATGCGGAAACTTCTTTGATTACCTTTTGGGTTTCGCTTACTGGTAAGAACGATGTCTTTGTAATTCTAGAATAGTTTGGAAGACCAGCCATTTGTGTTGGTCCTTCCATGTATTTTGTTGTAAGCTTTCTTACAGCAGCATCTTGCAAGTACTGTTTTGAAAGTGCTTCTAAAGCAGCCTTGTCGATTGTTTTAATTGCTGATCCAGTCTTTGGAAGTCTAAAAGCAGTCTCGCCAATTCTCTGCATCATCTGTGGGATGTTCTTAACAAAGTTCTCATCTCCAGATTTAGTTAGATATTGCACCAAATCATTCATTAACTTATCAGATGACAAAGCTGATCCAGTTGCTAAGCTTGCCTTGCTATCTGCGCTTAATGCTGTATCAAGAACAGCACGTCTTGTCATTGCTGTAAAGTTTGAATCTATATCTTTAAAGTTTCTAACATCATAAATGTCTGTGATCTTTGCAGCATCTGCTGTAAACTCTGCGAATGGTTTTGTAGCGCCAGTCTTTAAATAAGCTGCTTCTAAAACTTTTGTCTTGTCATCATAGCCAAGCTTTTCCCACTTTGCAAAAGCATCCTCTTCTTTTAATGTATCGCCCATTTTTACGATGGTTGACATTGTTTCAACATTGGTACCGTTTGTTGCATAGTTTGCGATGCCCTTTGAGAAAGCATCTTTGCCGTATTCAAATGGAACCCATTTTGAAGCCAAAGGTAATTCAGCTACTGCTGCTTTGCCAGCTTGCTTGATACCTGCTTTTAAAGCGCCTCCAGTGGCTGTTCCAAGGGCTTTCTCGACTTGGAAAGCCTCTGCACCTGCTTTGCCTGCTACACCTGCTATATCCGATCCTGGCACGATTGGAAGAAAGAAGTCGCCAGCTAGACCTAGCGCTCCACTCATTGCTATGATTGCAGTTCTTTTACCAGCTATTTGATTGTCAGTTTTTGCAGCTTCTTCAGTGTAACCCATGCTATCAGCAATAGATGAACCAACATCAATGCCTACGCCCATTACGCCTGCACCTTCTCTAATTCTTTCAGGAACAGTCTCGCCAATTGTCTTGTCAGTTACAGCAGCTTCAACTGCACCAACCATACCTGACACTGGAGCAGATAACATTCTAAAAGCATAAGCTGGTGTTGACTCAACAATCTTTCCACCTGGCTCAACATTTGTCATAACCTTTTTGAGTGCTTTAGAACCTAGCTCTGATGCTAAGTCTCCTACGCCTGCTTCGCTATACTTAGGTGGATTGAATGCTGGTGCTGGCTGACCTGCTTGTAAGGCTGCTTCTTTCTCATTCATCCAATCAACAAGATAATTCTTTCTCTGCAAAAGATCTGGCTTTAACAGTATATCACCAGGCTCCATCAATTTCTTTTGAGCTAATCTTGCAGCATTAGCCTGATCTGTCTGGCCAAGTTTATCGTAATATTGAGCAGCATCTAAGTATTCTCTTTCAAGCTGAGTTACTGCATCCATGGTAGCAAGACGTTCTTTGTTAGTCTCTGCTTCAGCCTGAGCTGGAGTCATGATAGTCTGTGGCTTTAAAGCTGATTTAAGTCCTTCAAAACCAGTCTCTTTGCTAGTCTTAACATCAGCAGCAAAAGGTGCTGTTATTGGAGATGGAGTTCCACCAAGAGTGAAAGGCTGATTTAATATAGCGTTTGCCATTTCACGAGATTTCTTTTCTTGTTCTACATCAATGCCACCTGTTGGAAGTGTAGACCTACTTGCAACTAGCTGATTAGCAAGCTCTTGCATATTTAAATAGCCAGGAACTTTTGTGCCAACTTCAGATGCTGGTGTAGCTGGAGGTACAGCTATTGGCAAAGCCTGTGCTGGAGTAGGAACAACAATCTGAGTCTTAGGCTTAACAATAATAGGAGTAGGCTCCTTGACAGGTTTAGTTACTGTTGCTGGAATTGCAACTTGTGGTGCAGGAGTTACAGCTTCTGAAGCAGGGAATAGCTTATCAATTCTATCCTGTGACATTACTCTTGAAATTGAATCAGGATCTAGTCCTTTTGCTTTGATTGCCTCTGCTTGTGATGGTGTTATTTTTGCCATAAAGATTCCTCGTAATTAGCGTCAATGTTAACGCTTTTCGAAAATGAAGGGTACCTCAAAATAATAAAGGTAGGAAGGTAGGTATACTGTATATATAAGGAGAGGGAGGCGCTTGCCTCCCTCTCTCTTCTTACTTCTTCTTGTTCTTGGTTGTATCTTCTATTGGAGGTTCAACTGGTTTAGCCGCTCCTTTGTCATCGCTTAACAACTTGTCACGGCTTTCTTTGTAGTTCAAGCCGAACAATACTGTGGCAGCTTCTTCTTGCTCGGAAGATCTAGGAAATTCTTTGCTTATGTATGACAAGATATCCTTGACGCTCTGATCACCCTTTGCCTTGTTGGCATTATAAAGATTTGATACAGCCATGCCTACGTCGGTTTTAGTAGCCTTCTCAAGCTCGCCGCTATCATATAGCTGCTTTGCCTTCATAGCGGCTCTAATCTTAATCTGGGCGTCTTTCTGCTCTGGTGTTATGGTAGGCTCAGGTAAAGCTTCAACTGCCTTGACATCTTGGCGCTTATCAATACCAAGTGGATTGACCCTTGTTTGTAACATCTTATCTTCTTCTGCTGCTGCAAATCCTCTCTTTGTTGCTATATCTAAAAGCTTTGTTGTATCAGCAGATAGAGGCAATAGTTCATTCAATAGATCAGTTTTCTCCTGAAGAACACGACTTGCATTTAAAATATCCTGTGGAGATCTAGCTGACTTTGCAGCAATAGCAGCATCATCACGTTCTTTCTGTGCTCTAGCTAATAGCTCTTTTGCTTTCATATCTTGAGCAGAAAGTGTTGCAAGTTCTCTATCTCTTATTGCAGCAAATGGTTCACCACCAGCTACTGTTACTGATTCAACAGGTGGTGCTTGTGGTACTTCAACCTGGCCACCAACCTCTAACCTCTTTTGTAGTTCAGCAGTTGGGACAAGTCTTCCACCAACGATAGACAATCCTTTTGCTTGCAATGAAGCTTTTGCTTTTTCAGATCCTTCAATTGCAAATAGCTGGTCTTGTGTTAAAGCTCTTCCAACCTGTGATCTCATCTCTGGTGATACAGTTCTCATGATAGCATCATAGTCAACAGCTTGTCTAACTCCAGCAGTCATATCTTCAGGTGATGGAACAAATGGAGATTTATCACCATAGATTACATCGCCAGCCATTCTTGGACCTTCTTTGCCAGCAGCATATCTTGGAATGCTAGATACAACTTCTTCACCAAGTGGAGTCTCAGCAGGCATTCTACCAGCCAATCTATCTGCTTCAGTTCTAGCTCTAAAAGCTTGAATCAATCTTTGAGCATCGCCTTCATTCATCTTTAATAAATTTGATAGCTGCTCATTAATCATGAATGCAGGTGTTTCGTTTGGATAAAACTTATTAAAGTATTCTCTGCGCTGTGCTGTGATTAGATCTTCTGGAGTAGCTGCTTCCTGTGCTGCTTCAACAGCTTTCTTCTTAGCTTCTTTATCTAGCTCAGCAGCTTTAATATCAGCATCAATTTGCTTAATTAAGTCTTCATAACTTGGGGCTCTAACAGTTGAAGTCTTTAGACCACCAGTTGATACATCTTCTGTACCACCAACTTGTGCTCCAGCTCCCATTCCTTTTGATGCTTCAAGCTTCTGAAGACCAGCAGTAACAGCATCTTTATCTGCTGCATCAAGAGTTGTCATAAGTTTTGCAGCAGCTATTGAATATCTGTCCTGTCCCCATTCATCGTATTCTGGCTTTGCAGCTTCATCAGAAACATAAGATCCGAAGGTATAAGCAAGGCCCATGTTTCTTTCATCAACAGTCTTTGGAACTTCAGTTGTTGCAGCCTGCTGTGACTTCATTGACTGAATACCAGCTCTTACATCTGATGGGTTTTGGGTGTAAGCTTGTCTTGCTTCATTGGCAGAAATAGGATCTATTGGTCCTTGTTTGCCACCAGCAGTTACTGGCTTTGAACCAAAGTAAGCAGCTAGTGCAGCTTGCCTTGCGTTGAATCTAGCATTTGCAGCCTGAGTTGTATATACTGTTCTTCTTGATGAATTAGTTTGTCCAGCATTAAACTTGTCAGTAGCAGCCTTAGCATCAATAGCTTTGACTCTCAAGTTATCCTGAAGCTTCTTTAATCTATCAATATCCTTGTCCAAGGATTTGGAATATTCTTTGTATATCTCTAAAGCTAAAGCTGCTTTCTCAGCATCTTCTTTCTGCTGAGCTAAAACATTGTCTAGTGCAGTCTGCAACATGTCATTTCTGTTTGGAAAGAATGACTCCTGATAAACTAATCCTCTTTGGTAAGGACTTGATGCTCTTGATTTTTTAGCCATTAGATAGCTCCTAGCAATAACTTTGCGATCTCTGGATCTTTCTGCATAGCTGTTGCCACAGCCTTTGCTTCACTTTCAGATATGCCAAACTTCTTAACAACGGCATCAACCTTTGCCTTTTCAAGTTGGCCTTTCTCTTCGATTGTTTCAGATGGTATTGTTGATAGAGCAGTTAAAGTTTCTGCTGCAACCTTTCCAAATGCTCCAGTCTTCTTTTCAAAACGCTTTTGTTCCATTGCTTGTCTGTTTAATAGTTCAGATTCAAGCTCTCTTCTTCTTAGTGCATCTTGCTGAGCGATAGCTGCATCTGCTTGCATCTGTGCTTCAGCTATTGCTTTGTCTTGCATTGCTGCTTGTAACAAAGCTTGGCCACCACCAACATCAAAAGATGCCATTTGCTGTGCTCTTCTTTGAGAACCCTCTTGCCCTATTTGTCCTAACTTAAAAGCATACTTATTCTCAAGAGAAGTCTTTTCTGCCTCAGTTAAACCAAGCGTACCAAGCTCTTGCTGCCTTTTAAGTTCAGCTATCCTTTCCTGATTGTAAACATCTTCAGGAGATTTCTTTGTGGCAATTGCAGAACCAACTAGGCCGCCGATGCCTGTTCCAGCAGCACCTATCAGTTTTGATTGTAAAGATGTTAAAGCCATATTAAATTATCCTCATATTTGTTGGCCCTGTTAATGCCTTAGTATTGTGTCTCAGGTAGCTTACGATTTGTTGCGATGCTTGCAGCATCAACGGTGTCATAGCCCATCTTATAAAAAACTTCAATCTGGAAAGTTCTTTGAGCTACGTATCCCCATTCATTTCTAGGATCACATAGGACTGCTATATTGTGCCAGCCTTGAGATAAGTTCTTTGCTAGATATTGAATGTTGCAAAACTTTCTGCAACCTGTTGCACCACCTTGATAGCCAAGTAGATTATGCATTATTGAGTAAGCGCCAAAGGTAACGGTTGTAGCTCCTGGCTCATTGAAAGCATAGCATATTGTTTCATCATCAGCATAAGAATAAGATCCATCAATAGCTAACAAGAACCTAGTGTCTTGTCCATCTGATCTTGTTTCACCTGCGATAGGAACTTGAATCCATGGAAATACAGCGCCTCTACAATCGTTATTCTCATCTTCATATGTAAAGAAAGAAACTTCAATCAAGACATTGGCAACATTCTCTAGGTAGATTTGCTTAGCAAGACCTGGAACAGAAACCCATTTCATTGACTGCATTGGCTCTTGTCTTTTGACGGTTGATGTATGGTAAAGTCTTGACTGTGGAATAGAAGATTTCTGAGCATAAGAGTTTGAATACTCATCGCCAGTCATAAAGATAGAATCGTTTGTAACTTGGAAAGCTTCGCCCTGCTGCAAGTCTTGAGTGGTAAATACACCATCTTGAATATCAGCCTCAACTATATCTGCGTTGATGTATCTTCTAGCTGCTGTCTCATTCTGGTCAACCTGAGTTCCTTGTAGAACCTGGCCTGTGACAAAAGTATTTGGTGGTGAAAATGGCATTTAAAATCCTAAAACTTTGCCCATACGTAATAAGTGTATAGGTCTTGCAATCCAACCCTATAATGAGTAGCGTCATCAAAGTAAATCTTTAGCTTTATATTTGTGACAGTTGTTGAGGCTGCTGGCATATAAATGTGACTTAAAGGTAATCTTTCATAGAACAATGTCTTATTATCAGAAGTACCAGTGTTGCCATCTCCTGCACAAATTGTGTTGTATCCAAATGGATATCCAACCTGAACATCAACACCACCTATTGTAAGGAACCAGCAAAGATAAAAGGCTGACTCAGATCTTATAAGTGGAGTGCCAAGTGTATTTACAGATGTTGTTGATACAAGTGGATTTGTTCCAAGTCTTAGACAGTCATTTGCTTGCAATGCTAGATTCACAGCAAAAGATTGAACGGTTGTCCATACTTCAGTTTGAGCAGGATTATATCCATAAAAAGTTTCAGGCTGTGTGAATGAAGAATCAGAAGCGTTTGGACCAAGAGATTGCTTAAAGTGATTTCTATTGAATGCTTCGGTTCTTGTGTTAGAAGGATCTATCTTGCCACTAGTTCCATCGGTAGCGTTCTTTAGATTTGTGAAAGGCGAGTTTAAACCTGTGGCAGTTATGGTCGCCCTGTTTGATTGATATGTGAATGATGCGTTTGACATTTGATTCCTTATCTATATTGTTGACGAGCCCATAGCTTACAGTTATAAATTCTTAAAGTAGCATCTTCAATTAGCGTGATGTTTGCTGGTGAAGTTCCTGCTCCATCAAAAGTTGCAGACCATCTTACGTCTATCGTTGCTGAATCTTGAGAAGCTATTGGTGTAGAGAATGGAAGAGAAACTGTTCTTCTTCTACCTGCTGGTTGCTCACCAGTTGTTGCAACCATAACATCGTTTACGAATACATAAAACTGCCAAGTCCAACCTGCTCCATAGTTACCTGTGAAACCTGATGCTTCCTGAGATACAAAGAAGTATTCAACGTCTATCATAGCAGATCCTCTTAAGAAACCTTCTTTGGTTGGAATTCTTAAGAATGTTCCTTTGGCAACATCTTCTGAAAGTGACAATATACCTGAAGCCCACTTCTGGTTCTGAGAAGAGAATGTTGCTAATGGTGGACCTAATACATCTGCTCCAACATATCTTGCCCATGAAAAGCTATTTAAGTCGCTTTCTACTTGGAAATAAGATTGTGTTGCCATTATAATTCCAACGCCATCTTGAGCAGAACCATCTGGCCTACTATCAACAGCTATCCTAGAATTTGCAACCATATTAGAATCATCAAGAGTTTCATATGGTAACTGTTGTGCATCTAGCTTTCCGTTAAATTCTGCCAAAAAACCAGAGGCATCTTGATTGAATGCTTTGCTAACAGCGTAGTTTCTATTCTCGTGAACACCAACTGAATAAGTCTTGCTCATGGGGTCTTCCTTTCTCCTGCCTTCAAGTTGATTGTCTTGTTGTCGGAGTATACGTAGTTTATATGGTAAGCAACAAGCTGGAATAGATTGGTGCTAATTAAGGTGAAACGATACCAAGATACAAGACCTGTGTTTACGTCCCATCTTAATCTGGTGACTCTGTTCTCTCCCCATTTTGATGTACCAACTTTTGCAACTGATACGTCAAATGTTCCTGATGCTGGTCCATATGTTGCGTCTTCTAATATAGTTCCATATTGTTCAGCTACAACTGTTGGCTTAGATCCTGATGATATATCCTCATCTCTGTAATCTACTGCAGACAATAGCTCAATCTCATTATGGCCTTGAGCCAAGATTTCAATCTCAACAGATATAATTCTCTTTTTAATACTGTCATCGCCCAAGTCAACCCAAGCTCCGTGCCACTGGCCAGGATAGTTAACTCTCTGCAATGTTGATGTAATTGTCTTTACGCCTTGTCCAGATACGGTGAATGTCAATGCTCCACCTGCTGATCTTTTGGCTGACCATACTTGAATGCCAGAAGGATAAAGTGTATAAACACCACCAACTGGACCAGCAGTTGTTACTCTTGGTGCAGTTATAAACCAACCAGATGGAAGTGTAGTTATATCGTTGATGTTAAAGATTGTCTCAGTTCCACCATCTTTGCTTTCAACATCGTGCCTAAAAGACCAAGTGTTTGTAAGCGTATGATATACTGTTCCTCTTGTGCATTTTGTTTGACCATCAACAGGATAAATACACCACCATTCTTTCTCTCTAGCTGAATAAGCTGCTCTAGCTGAGGCCAATGATCCGATAGATATTCTGTTTATTTCCTGCTGAATTAAATCAGATACTCTTTTAACTTGAACTCTTGAACCACCTAGTGTACCACCTTCAAAGGTATAGATGCCATCATAAGATAAGAATAAGACACCAGCGCCCTGGATATTTGTGATTGCGTTTGTAGCTGTGGTTCCAATGTTTGCATTTAAGGTTGTGCAGATATATCCTGCTCCTGAGCTTCTAACTACCTCAATGCTGTTCTCTCTAAATATAAGTAAGTTATCGTAGTAAGGGAATAAAGCTGTGATAGCTCCGCCTTTTCTATTACCTACATCAAAGAAGTTGAATGCGTTAAACTGCTCAGGTAATCCTTGGTCTGAGAATATAATCTTTGTTTCTGTGCCTTGTCCACCTGCTAGCCATACTCTTCCATCCCATGATGCACCATACTTCATTGCTGTTGATATAACAGTTGATGCAAAAGAATCAGGAGCAGATACAGATAGCAAGTCATCTGGTAGAACATCAAGATAGTTTCTAGATACGTTATCATCTATCTGTGCTACCAAGTAATACAATTCACCTGCACCACCGCCACCTCTTAAGTCATCTAGATTTTTAGTTCTATAAATTCTTCTGGCAACAGTACCTGGAGGTCCCATTGGAACATGCTGTATAAAGACGCCATATGTTAGGTCTTGAACTTGGTTAGTCCAGTTTACCTGTGTAGCTTCAGATAGTGGTGACTCTGATCCAGTGTCAGTGATAAAAGATACTTTGTACCTATAATAGTTTACGCTGTCTGCTTCCTTTGAACCAAGACCTGTTCCAGATCCTACGCCAAAACTTAGACCACCTATTGTGTCATTCTCAGGGTAAGGATAGGTTGATGTTGGAGGAATGGCTCCAAGATCACAATCACCATCAAAGTATTTAGAATCTGTTGGTAAACATTCTGGAGATGGAGTCTTGCTAGTGAAGCCAAAGTTCTCACAACGATCTCTTCCCCAATATTTTAGCATTGGATCTTGGCCATTTAATATAAGACAAAATCTGCCAAAAGGAACAAACTGCTCACCTGGGTCATCTGACTTTGCAGGGGATCTTGAGAATGCTATTGTATGATGAGGCTTCCATGTTTGAGAAGCCATGCCTGAATTGTTTGCTACTTCTGAGAATAGCTCTCCACCTTGCTTAGTTATAACGTAGCATTCTGCGCCATTGTGTCTTTCCCAAACAAATACTCTCTCATAATCAGCAGTACTGCCAAGTATTGTTGAATGAGTATTTTTAGGAATCATTGGCTCAAAGCCACGATCATTGATCCAACCAAAGCCATCATCAACTTGTCTCATGTTGATGATGTCAGAAGCTGTGTTTGGTTTAGCCGACCAACTTTGATCGACACCACCAGCTTTAATATTTGGTGTGCTTGTAGTCTGCATTATATGCTCTTATTCCTTAGTGATTGCTGATCAAAGATTGGTCCAACTAACTGCCTTCCAAACTGGCCTTTTACAACATTGATATCTTGATGGTCGATATATCTACGCTCAAGTTGCTTCATTGATTTGTCAATCTTAGACTTATAAAGCTGTGCCATTGTTGTGTTGCCAGACTTATTAAAGATATCTTCTAGAGCTGTATACACAATAACTTGATGCATATCAAATGGCATTGCTGGAGTATCTGTCTTTGCAAGTAAAGGCTCTGGCTTGTAATAATATCTTAGCTCTAGCCTTCTAAAGAAATCTCTTAGACGCAATGGCTGTTCTGGATCGTTGTTTAGAACTTCATCATATTCAACATCATATGCATCAATTCTTGGGTAAGGTCTGATTCTTAAATGCTGGCCATCCCATTCCTTGTAAACTTTGCTGCCAGGATCGAATGATGTGATGTTCCTAATTACAACGAAAGATTCTGTATCTTCAGCCATCAAAGGGTCATCTTGAATTGGAGTATCTAATCCACCATTTTGAACACCAATTGAAATCTGTCTCCACTTAGGTTTGCCAAGTCTAGTTCCTGTTGAAGGATCAAAGTTCTGGTTATACCATAAGACTTTTCTTAAACCTTCAAGTGGTCTCTTTGTACCTGGGCCAGAGTTATAAACTGTGTTCTTTGAAGCTACAGGTTTATTGTCCCATGTTAAGAATGAAGCAACCAAGCTGTAAGTTGTTGGTGCGTTTCCTTCAGCAGGTGTTGATATAATTACGCTCTCAGATAGTGGTCCTACTTGCTTTGCTGGGTCCATGAAAGACCAGCATATTTCAAAATAAGTTCCATTAGGAATATCACCATCTTCTAAATGTGGCGCTTCTTCTGTTATGATAGATAGCTTTTCTGCTGGAGGAATAACTCTTGGAGCAACTGGTATATAAGCTGAAGCATAGCTCTGGCTGTAATCTTCTCTTAAGCCCATTGTCTCTTCCATTCTTGGAAGCATTGCAACCATCTTTCCATATGGAGGAAGAATAGATCCATTACCTGCACCACCTGAACCGATAGGTACGTCTTTGTGTTGTAGGTTTAGTATCTCAATGCAGTCTTCTGGAAGTGTATAGAATCTTGCCTTTATTCTCCAGTCTGTTAAAACCTTTGTTGCAACTCCAGCAGGAATTCTTATTGGCTCAGATACTGTTAGCTGAGTGGTAGATAGCACCTGCAAGATGGTGTATTCACGTCCATCAAGCCATATAATGTTACCTTCGTATACATCCTTTTTATTGAATACAGTATAGACATCTGCTGAGAAAGTTACCAATCTTTGGCCATCAGTGATAGTTGCAGTTATAGTAGGTCCGCCTCTATTTTCACGGCTAGATGTGATGTCTGGATAAGCCTCAAGCCAAGTAAGTTTGTTGGCGAAGTTCCATCTCTTTGACATCCAAACATTATAATATGCAATGTTAATCAAGTCATCAAGCTGATTGGAATACGCCTGAAGCTCTGGCGAATAATCAGTGACATTCTTGACATTTTCTCTAATCTGCTGTAAATCCATTGGTAAGTCCTTTTCAACAATAGAGTGAACGTTAATCACTTGACGAATCCTCTATATAGAGAAGGATAGGAAAGGGATGGCGAGGCGCCATCCCTACTATATATATAGACTATATATCCCCTACTAGCTCCATTATTTTGAGCACCTGTTTATTTTCAGCGAGCGCAAAATTATTTTTAAAAAAATGGTGTGTATGGCA